TTATGTTATCCTGATATTGTACCACATATCAAGAACGCTTTTATTGAGTCAGGTGTTCGTGATTCTGCTGTAGAGACTCTTATGAATGTTAAATGAGGTTAAAATGTATATTATAAGAACAACATTACTGGGTATTGCCATGGTGGTAATTGTAATGAGTTTAGGTGCTTGTGGTAATACTTTAAAAGGTATTGGTACAGACATTGTTAAAATAGGTGAAAATATTATGGAAGAGGAACCTAAAAATGATGAATCCAAGTAAAATGGCTTTATTGAGTTGTGTTAGTTTAATTGCTCTTAGTGGTTGTAATACTACACAAGATTCAGCTTTACCTGGCACTAGTGAAACTGTAAACGTTACTTACGAATATAAGCGTGATCGTGTACAGGAACAAATTACTAGTATTCCAGATTGGTTTAAATCACAACCAAAAGATACTGATAATATCTTTTCTGCTGGTACATCTGTAACGCCAGATATGCAGTTCTCTATTGATGCTGCTACTTTGAATGCAAAGGTTATTCTTGCTGATCGTATCAATTCACGATTGCGTTCTCAAGCAAAACAGTTTAAGGCTAAAGTTGGGTCTGGTGATCTTGATGCATCTGTAATTTCAGAGTTTGAACGTGCAGTAAAGAATATTACAGCCGATACAGATGTTTCTGGATATCACTTAAAAGAATTAGAAGTTGTCCCGCATGGTGTACAGTATCGTGCTTTTGTTCTGTTGGAATATTCTGATGCAGCTGCAAGAAAAATCTTGTCAAATCGTTTGCGTAAGGATGAAATGTTGTTTAATAAGTTACGGGCAACAAAAGCTTGGAAGGAGTTGGATGAAAATGCTGAAAAGCAAAACAAAGAAGATACTGATCGCCGTCAGCGTGAGTTGTCTCTCATTGATCCCAAGTCAAGTCCAAGCTTTTGAACCCATAAGTCTACTTACAGGTCTTGTTAGTCCTATTGCATGTAAAATCATTGGATGCAAATCAGAGACTACCAAGTACTTGTTCGTAGAGCAACCTGTTAAAAATAATAATCGTCTTGCCGAAATGCGTGATAATTTTGAGTGGGGTGGATATTATGAGGAAGGTGATTGTCGCAAGGCTAAAAAAGGTCTTGACAAAGAAGTTACCGTGTGTTATAGTAATAAAGAATGGAGAATAGTTGAATGATTACGGCATTAGTGGTGATTGCCACAATTGGTATTGTTAATGAAGTTTTATATATGGTGATGTACTAATGAGTGGAATGCACTTATTGCCTGTGTTCTATTCTACAACGAACACTAAAAAACGTAAGGTCAGCAAGAAGACAAAAAGTCAACTTGCTGCCGAGCGTAAACATGAAAAGTTTTTGAAGAAAATGGGAATAAGCTCTCGTAGCTCAGCTGGATTAGAGCAACGGTCTTCTAAACCGTGGGTCACAGGTTCGAGTCCTGTCGAGAGCACCAAGCCAAAAGTTGTGTATGACTCTTCCATGTCGAAGAAAAAAGAGAATGTTTATACAGGAACTGAAATTATAGGGATTGCCCAGATGCATAAATCTAATGCAGTACCCATTCGTGGAAAGAAACAGGCAGAAGAAGTTGCCCAAATGAGGAGAAATTAAGTGAGAGTAGAAGTCCGTAATAATAATGTTGACGGAGCATTGCGTATTCTAAAGAAGAAATTACAACAAGAAGGTTTTTATACAGAGTTGCGTGAACGTGAGCATTATGTATCTAAAGGTGAAAAGAAGCGTTTAGCTAAATCTGCTGGTAAAAGGCGTCAAAAGAAAGATTTGGAGAAGAGGTTCGATGAACACGGATACTAATAATCCAAGTTCTGGTGGAGAAGAAAAGAACACTAGAACAGCAGAGATTGAATTAAGGACACACGAAATTCCTACTAAGACGGCAACGCCGTTGCATACTGTTGATTGGTATATAAAATGGGTGAGTTCTATTGTTTTGATTATTGGTATGATCCTTGCTGCAAATAATCTTTATCCTTGGAACATTATTGTTCAATGTGTAGGAATATTTGGTTGGTTAGTTGTTTCAGTTATGTGGAATGATCGTGCGTTGATTGTGGTCAACGCTGTTGGAGTTGCCATTCTTTTGAATGGTTTGATTGGTTATTGGTTAAAACAGGGATAAATATAAAGATGGCAAAACGTATCAAAGCAAAGACTGATAATAGTAAATGGGTTGAACCTAAGACTAGGAAGAAACGCAAACCTATGTCAGCTGAACAAAAGGTTGCAGCTGCAGAACGTCTAGAAAAGGCCCGGCAGGCTCGTGCTGCAAAGAATCCTGATTATGGTATGTCTAGTATTCATGAAAGTTTGCGTAGTCTGCCAGATGATTATCCAACACATCCTAATAAAATTAAGGTGTGGATTAAAACACAAACAGAACTTGCCGGTGTAGAACGTAGAGCAGATAAAGCTGGAGTAAAGGGAGCTCTTGCAAGACAATTGATTCATGAAGGTTATGTTAAGAATCTAAAGCGTTACCTAAGAGATGGTGATTACTGTGATCTTTTTTATGGTGAATATCAAGAAAAACGTATTTCTCGTACATGCAGGGCTCAAGCTTATCATTGGTTTGGTCCTAATATTGGTCAACCAAAATTTGATGTTGGTGTTTGGTATCCATTACTAGGAACTGTTTACACTAAAGAAATGTATAATGACGACAATGGAGTAAAAAATGCCGATGTGCAAAAGACCAAAAGAAAACAACGGAAACGTAGTTAAGGGCCCTTGGAAAACAAAATCAAAAAAGCAGGTTGTTATCCCTGATGTTGATGTTATTGAAATGCAAGAGAACCTTATTTTTTGTGATAATCTTACTGAAGCTGTAATAATTCAGCTAATACATTCTATAGGAGAAAATGGCTTTGATGTTCATCAAGAAGAATTTTCAAAAGATATGGGATTTATTATAGAGTCAGTTAGGTCAACTCTTTATAGACAAGTTGGATATGAACACCCAATGTCGAAAATTATGTCTGCATTTACCAAGTCTAATATTGATCCAAAGGGAGAAGTTGGAGATGGTTTCGACTTGCCTGGTTTAGATGATGTAAAAATAAAAAAGTTAATTGAGGATTTAGATGAAGATGAAGAAGACCCAAACTCCCCCGCCTAAATTTTTAGAAGTTTTTAGTCCCACCATAATGGAATCTACTGTACCACAAAGATTTGTTGATATAGTAAATACAGCTGGTGACGATGTTTTATCCAGCGAACAGAAAAGTGCTAAATGGGATTGGTCACACAAACTTGTTGGTAAGGTCAGCAAAGAAATTCAAATTCCAGTAGATAATACTGATGATCGTGCATTTTTATTCAAAATTATGAGACAGTCTTGTTTAGATTATCTTAATTATATTATCTCTAAGAACAGAGCATATGGTTGGTATAAAATTGCAGGCCGAGAAGGTAAACCAACACTTGATAATATTCATCTGACGCATAGTTGGATTGTAAGTCAATATTCTGGTGAGTACAATCCTTATCATCATCATACTGGAGACTTTTCAGCTGTAATCTATCTAAAAATTCCTCCTAATATGCAAAAGGAACTTGACAAAGAGTTAACAGACCACTATCCTACTAATGGGCTCATTGAGTTCATGTATGGTGAGAACGCCGATATGAGAAGTGATAATTTGAAATTTAAACCAGAGGTGGGAAAGTTGTTAGTATTTCCATCATACTTAAAACATTTTGTATATCCTTTTTATTGTGAAGGTGAGAGAAGGAGCATGAGTTTTAATGCTCATATGAGGATTGTGTAATGATTGAAGATTTTAATTTAAGTAAGTATAATGACAGCTGTCTTGAGGTTATTGATAAGTCAATGACTGGAAAATATCATTTGGTTTCTGGATTGAGCAGTTATGAATTCAATAAAGAATTTTTGTTTGCTGAAGAAATTAAACCTCTGATGATAAAAATTCAAAAATCTATTAATGGATATATTAGAAGTTATGATAATTTAGAAGAAACTGTTATATCTTCTAGTTGGTTTAATATTTTATCTAAAGGTCAAAGTGTTGGTAGACATCGCCATGTAGATTCTTGGGATGTAAGAGAAGGTAGTGTAATTAGTGGTGCTTATTATCCGTATGTGGATGAAGGAAGTTCTCCTCTTGTTTTTACTTATCCAGAAGGAAAGATTAAAAAGTTCTATCCTTCCAGTGGATCATTACTACTTTTTCCTAGTTGGCTTGATCATCATGTTGAAGAAAATAAAACAAATAAAAGAATTACAGTAAGTTTCAATACCGTTAGAAAAAGTGTTGTACTTGAGAAGTTTCCTAATTCAGTTAAATGAAACTGAAAAAATTGAAAGAAGAAGAAGATGATATTAGTTGATATGAACCAAATTTCGGTTGCTAGTGTTATGATGCATTTGCATTTAACTAAAGCACCAAAGGTAGATGAGGATATGGTACGTCATATGATCCTCAATTCGCTCCGCATGTATCGTGAAAGGTTTTCTAGTCAGTTTGGTGAGTTAGTAATCTGTTATGATTCTAAACACTATTGGCGTAGAGATTATTTCCCTCAATATAAAAGTAACCGTAAGAAAACTAGAGATGGTTCTGGTCATGATTGGGATGCTATCTTTGAGTGTCTTAATAATATTAAGGCTGAACTGATTGAGTTCTTTCCCTATAAAGTTCTTGAGGTAGAAGGTGCAGAGGCTGATGATATTATTGCCGCACTGTGTGGCGAGTTGGAATTTGACAATGGTAAGACGTTAATCCTATCAGGAGATAAAGACTTTATTCAACTGCATAAATATAGGAACGTTACACAATACAGTCCTATCACTAAGAAATTTATTGATGGGATTGATCCAGATGAGTATCTATATGAACACATTTTGAAGGGTGATGTTAGTGATGGTGTTCCAAACGTTCTTTCCGTAGACAATACATTTACTGATGGATTGAGACAGAAGCCATTAGGTAAGAAGAAGATTGCTGAATGGGCAGGCCCCATGTGCGAACAATTTTTACCAAACGATGAGGTGAGAAGAAATTACCAGAGAAACAAGAAATTGATTGATCTGAAGGAATCCCCAAAGGAACTGTATTTGGAATGCCTAAAAGCTTACCAAGAAGCTCCAGAAGGAGATCGTAGTAAACTACTAAATTACTTTATAGAAAAGAGATTGAGAAATCTCATGGAATCAATAGGAGATTTTTAATATGACGCCGCTTATTTCAGAAGTTTTGGGTAAAGTTGCCAAAGCTAAGACCAAAGACCAGAAAGTTAGAGTTTTGAGGGATCACGATACTGCGCCCCTAAGAATGATTTTGAAAGCATCATTTGACCCATCTATCGAATGGGAGCTCCCCGAAGGAGATGTTCCATATACAAAAAATGATGCGCCAGACGGCACTGAACATACAAATCTAACGCATGAATCACGACTTCTATTTCACTTCATCAAGGGTGGAAATCCGAAGTTGACTCCCCTGCGCCGAGAGAATATGTTTATCCAGTTGCTTGAAGGTCTAACCGAAGAGGAAGCAGAGATTGTGATTGCTGCCAAGAATGGGGCACTCCATAGGAGATACAAGGGATTGTCTGATGCAGTGGTTAAGGAGGCGTTTGGTTGGACTGATGAATATATGCAACCAGAACCGACTGAAATCTTACCCGGCCATGAAAAAAGATTCTAATTTTTTTTCGGAATCCTTATGAATCAATGACTTAGTGTGACATTATTTGCTTGACATATTCTATTTTTTATGGTATTATGTATATAATGATGATGAACAAGAGGTTTCTATGATTGGTGTTGAAATTACTGGTGGTCTGAAGAAAGATCGTGAACTGGCAGATGAGATTGTCTGGTGGTGCATGGATATGCTTTTACCTCGCCATCGTGTTTTGGATATTGATGTTAAGTTCACTAAGACTTTTGAGGATGGTGCCCAAGGGTTCTGTTATCGTGGTGACGATGACCGTGACTATGTTATTGAGATTGACCATCGTTTGAGTCGAGGGGTTAGTAAAGAAGATTTTATCGAAACCATCATCCATGAAATGGTCCATGTGTGGCAGGGTGCTACCGGCCGCATGAAAGACAAGTTCAAGGGTGGTTATAAGCAACTGTGGAAATGTAGGGACGGTAAATACCGTAATTATACTGACACAAAATATGAAAGGCAGCCTTGGGAAACAGAGGCCTATCGTTTACAGGGTCCGTTAACCAAGCTGTTTATGGAAGAATTTGGCATTAAGTGAAACACTAGCTGGTATGTTATTGCTAATGGGCGTTAGTGGTCCAAGCATAGATATACCAAAAACAATGACTAATAATAATATAATCTCAGCAGAAACTCAATGTCTTGCAATGAATATGTATCATGAGGCAAGAGATCAGGGTACGGCAGGACTTATTGCCGTGTCTGCTGTTGTATTGAATAGAGTGAACGATACGAGGTTTCCAAATACTGTGTGTGGAGTAGTTATGCAAGGTCCAACTAGGCCTTCTTGGAAAGACCCCACAACTTCATATCCCATAAGAAATCGCTGCCAGTTCAGCTGGTATTGTGATGGTACAAGTGATGATCCAAAAGATTCAGAATCTTTTAAAAAGGCACTTGACTTATCTAACCTAATGATGCATAATAAGATTAAGTTCATAGATATAACTGATGGTGCTTTGTTCTACCATGCAGATTATGTTACGCCTTCATGGGCAAAAACAAAACAGAAAACCGTGGAAATCCAAGACCACATTTTCTACAGATGGGATAAAAAATGACGTTTGATGAATACCAAGAGTTTGCGAAGACCACTGCTATCTATCCAGACAATGCCAAGGTAGTGTATCCAACACTAGGGTTGTCTGGTGAAGCTGGCGAAGTCGCCGAGAAGGTGAAGAAGAATATCCGAAAGAGCAAGTTTGGTTCTTTCGAGTTCTATGGTAATGAACTTGATGAGATTGCCAAGGAACTTGGTG